CAATAGGTTTCCTGAAGATTCTTTATTATTTTTATGTTTTTACTATCTATATAGATTAATAATATATAGAAATATATCTATATAGAGGCTTGCGTGAATTAGGGGACTGTTAATTAGGCCATTTTAAGCCAAATTAAATATTTTGATTATATATAACCGAACAGAACCCGAACAGATTTTATTTATTGCGATCACACATAATAACAAAACCGAACAAAAACCGAAAGTGTGGTGTCAAAAATAATAAAGTTGGCATTAAAAAGCCCTGCTAGATTAGCAGTTTATAGAATCTATGTGTTTTTTCCTAGCTATGATATATGCTTAGCCCACAGAGTCTTAACTAAATTCTTCCGGATATTGGCCAGTTGTTCTAATCCGACACGGTTGATCTCTTGGGCTTTCTGTCCAGTATCCCGTTCATACTTAAGTCTAGCTTCCTTTTCACGTTTCTTTTGCTCGATTAATGCCCGCTCGCGATTGATCGTCTCAATAGTTCTGCCGATCAGCTCACGCAAGAACCTCAACGTCTTGCTTGTGTTGGCTCTACTCCAAGCCGAGGCAAACCAACGGCTTGGCTTTCTTTTTTGTTTTGCTATCTTCACGGATAGTTCATATTCTTCCGGATAATCTATCTGCCGTCTCCGGAACATAGGCATAAATGTCTTGTTATCTATTAAGTTGATTGAGCGCCCTAGTTTGGACGTAATTGTATTACTCATTATATTCGTATCTTTCTTTTATTGTTAATGATTATTGCTGTTTATTAATATATAACGTTTTTTTTTTTTGAAAAGTGTTGACTTTTTAAAGTGACTCTGCTATCATTAAGTTGTTCGTATCTATCGGAAGATCGACCCGCAAGGGTCGGTTTTCTTTTGTCTTCAATTAAGTTTTCTTAAAATAAGTGTTGACATTGTAAACACTCCTTGCTATAATAGAGATACATTAAGCAAATAAGAGAAAGGATGCAAAATGAAAATCAAGGTTAAATATATCGAACCAGAAGATACTGAAGTAAAGGTTAAGGTAGTCAAGGAGAAGAAATAATGGCAAATGAGAAGATAGTTTTATCTCATTCTGCAATCATTAGTTTCCTTAACAACCAAATTCAATTCAAAAAGCGATATATCGCGAAGATCTATGACGATCCAACCACTCCAGCAATGCTAGTCGGCAAAGCCATTCATAAAATGATCGAGGAGGTAGTAAAGAAGAAACCTATCGAGATGGCCATACAACTAGGGTTGCAAGAGATCGAAAATGTATCAGACTACGAGATTGACTATGGCAAGAATGGTAGTCGAGAAGAAATCCTCTCAAGCTACCAAAAGCTCACTACGGCAGTAATGAATGAGTTAACAATACCTAGTAATGTTTTATCCTCTGAAGATAAGATAGAGTGCAACTTAACAATTTTAAATAAACAAATACCATTCAAGGGCTATATTGACTTGGTCTTAGACAATCAAGATTCACTGGAGATATGGGATTATAAGACCGTTCGTTACTACTCAGATGAGGGTGTTGAGAACTGGAAATATATAATCCAAGCATGGCTGTACTGCAACCTTGTTGAATACAAGTACAAAAAGCCTGTTAGTAGGTTCGTGTTTAAGGAGATTAAAGGTTCTGTCAATCGAGATGGTAACCCACAGATAAAGGACTACATCTTAACAAGAGAAGCTATCGAAGATGCGACAGATGTAATAGGTAGATTAATCAAGAGTGTCTCTGATTATATTGACAATCCTAATGCTGTGTTCTTCCCGAATCCGTCTGATTCACTAAATGGCAATCGCTCAGTAGAGATTATGGCGATGATGGATGGTGTATCAGTGCGCACAGTCCACACGACTGAACGTAAGGCCAAGTTCACACCAGTAAATACTGTTGTAGCTGAAGACATTGCAAAAGATGGTGGTAGCGAATCTGATCGTATCAAGGGGAAGCTTGCAGAGTTTGGAGTAGGCGGAAGAATTGAGAATATTGTAAAAAGTAATACAGTGGACACTTATATTTTTAGACCAAACAGAGGAGTTAAAATGTCCAAAATAGCTACTATGGGCGACGATTTATCTTTCGCACTCGGATCAGACGCAATTCGTGTTATTGCCCCTATTTATGGTACTCAGACGGTTGGTATTGAAGTACCACATGAACAGAAGTTCCCAATCTTTGAGGGTACAGCATCCACGAATATGATCCCTATTGGTGTAGACACTATGAATAACATTGTGTATGACGATATTGCTAAGATGCCACACATGCTAATCGGTGGGCAAACTGGTTCTGGTAAGTCCGTGTTCATTAAAAATATCATTAAATCATTAGATTGTGCTGTTACAATTATCGACTGTAAGATGGTTGACTTCGCAGATATGAATGGTGGCAAAATTAGAGTAATTACTGAACGTGATGATGCAATAGCTGAGATAGAAGAACTTGTAGAGCTAATGGAATATCGATATGCTACTAAGAATCTTAACGGCTCACGGGAAGTATTAGTTATTGATGAGTATGCAGACCTAATCATGGGGATGAGCAAAGAAGAAAAACGCTTGTTTGAGAATAATCTATCAAGGATCTTGCAGAAAGCCCGTGTAGCAAATATTAACGTGATCATTGCTACACAGCGACCATCTGCTGATATTGTTGCTCCAATAATCAAAGCCAACTGTCCAGTTAAGGCATGTTTAAGAGTATCAACAACAAAAAACTCTGAAATCATTATTGACCAAGGTGGTGGAGAGAGACTGCTAGGCAAAGGTGATATGTTGTATCTCGGCACTGGCATGATCGACCCAGTTCGCTTACAATGTTTTAGCCCAATTAATTAAGAGAAAGGAATATAAAATGAAAGATAACAAACCAAAAACTGAAATTACAGAGCTAAAAACTAAAAAAGAATCACCAACTAAAGAATATCATAAGCTTATCCAGTATGTTGGGGACTGGAACGGCGAAGTCGGCAAGATCAAGATTCTTGGTAACATCCATAGGAATATTCTAGGAGTAGATAAGGTAGGCAGACTACGACCTTATCATGATCTTGCATTCTTTATGCTACTTGCTAAGCAATACAATCTCAACCCACTCAAGAATGAGATCTATGCAACCTACCAAAAGACTGGCGATCTTGAGAAACTAATCCCAATTGTTAGTATCCATGGATTAAGGGCGTTAGCTCGTAGAGCTAAGAACCCTACCTATGCCTACACGGGTAAAGCAAGGATCGATTATAAAGATGACAAGATTGACAGTGCAACGGTAGAGGTATTCGGCTACTTCGGTGATCCCCGCAGTGGAATTGTCAAGGTTGGTGAATATACCGCATACTTTGAAGAGTTTGTAAGATACAAGAAAGACGGAACACCCAATAAGATGTGGACACTAATGCCTAAGGTAATGTTAATTAAGTGTGCAGAAGCTAATGCACTCAGAATGGCATTCAATATCAGTGGTATCTACATTGAGGAAGAGATCAATGATGGCGATAGTTCGATCATAGAAGATGAAACTATTGCTGAATAATAAATAATAAACCCCATCACGGGGTTTATTTATGTGATATAATAGAAATTAAAGAGAGCCTGAAATCCTTTCTCTTATATTCTTGGACTTAGGCTCTCTTTTTTGGTATAATTAATGTGCAAAATAAAGAAAAGGAGAAAGGAATAATGTTGTCTAATCTTAAATTAGCCTATAATCTAATCTTGATCAGATTATCTGACACTACAACTTCCGGTACTTTTGAACTTGAAAAAAAAGAGTACCAGCGAAAGAATATTGGCATAATCGAAAAAATATCAGACGACTATAATCCTAGGGAATATCCATTCGCATTAGAAATTGGAGATAAGATTATATTCGATGAGAATTCAGCTATCGACTTTGAATATCAAGGCACCAAATATTGTATAGCTAATCTTTATGATACTAAAGGAGTAATCAAATAATGGGAAAACCGACACTCAACAGAATTATTATTGATGGCGATGAATTAAGGACTAAGGTAGACAGTGGCATTAAAAAGCTCTACGGAGTTGCTCTAGCCGCCTACGGTTGCCAGAGCGGTAATGTACTTATTGAGCGTCGTGCCTCGACCCCAATAATTAGCCATGATGGTGTAACCAATATCAGTGAACTTGAAGTCTCTGACCCAATCGAAGATGTCACTATTAAGGTAATTAAGCAGGCCGCCAGGCGAACCAACGAGACGGCAGGAGATGGTACTACCCTTAGCACTATCCTTAGCTATCACTTGTACCAATGGGCGAAACACAAGATTGATTCAGGCGTTCCAACTAGAGAAGTCGTGAAGATGATCAAAGAGAACCAGGTGAATATTGTCAACGCAATTAATGATATGAAGACAAAGGATGTCGATGACGACACGTTGCTTGGTGTCTGTAAGATCTCTGCTGGAGATGGTGCAATAGCTAATCTCGTATTCGACGTTATGCAGTCTGTTGGTGAATTCGGTGGCATTAACGTATCGTACGCTGGCACTTCAGATATTTATTCAACAACTTATGATGGTATGTATATTGAATCAGGCTTTTCTGATCCTAACCTGATCAACGACCTATCTAACACTAGATCTGTCTTCCAAGATGTGCCAGTTGTGGTAATTGGACGAACTATATCAAGACAGAATGAAATTATTCCAGTACTTGAGAAATTAGTGGCAGAAAAACATAATAAAGCCGTCTTCTTCGCTGATATCACCGGAGATGCACTCTTAGTTCTTGAGAAGAATAAACAGATCTTCGATGCTTGTGTAGTTAAGCCAGTATTCAACAATTATGAAAGATTACAATCAGACATTGCCCTATATACAGGCGGTAAAGTGTACTATGGTGATCTTACTAACTTCGATACCAGCTCTCTTGGTATGGCTAAGGAATTAATCATCACCAATCGTGACACTACTATTATAGTAGACAAAAAGAATCTTGAAATTGATGAGATAATCAAAGAGCTAACAGGTGAGCTATATAAGACTACTGACATTCATAAGAAAATGGCCATTGAGGATCGAATGGCACGATTAACTGCTAATATTGCCACAATCTATGTCGGTGGAGCTTCAGAGACAGAACGCATCGAAAACAAGCTTAAAATCGACGACACTATCTGTGCAGCTAAGTCGGCCTTAGCGGATGGGGTATTGCCGGGCGGCGGAGTCGCACTAAGAGATATTGCTAAGTCGCTCAAACTGCCTTACCTCGCCAACCCATATAACGACCTAATCAAGTCTGCAGGTATTACAGCGGTAGAAGAATTGAGTGATGGCTTTGGTTACGACTTGATGACTGGTAACCTAGAACACATGATAGATTCGCATATTGTTGACCCTGCGATTGTTATTAGAGAGGCGGTTATTAATAGTCACTCTGTTGTAGCGAGTTTAATCACTACCACAAAAGCTTTAGTCTACGAGGATCGAAAATGGGAATTCTAAACATCATACTATTCGTAATGTTCCTGGAGTTCGCTGTCCTATTCGGAATAATGATAGCGGTCTATGCTATATATATGCTAGACATGGCAATAGATGTCATGAAAAAGCTATTAAATAAGCCAAAACAAATTAAGGTCAAACAGCCAACTAATAAAGAAAAAAAATCATCTTTACTCAAGAAGAAAATAATCAACGAGGGAACAATAGTGAGTACCAAAACACCTCAAGAGCTTAGAGACGAAGATGACCAACCTCTAACATCGGACATATTCAATGGGTAGAATTATCAATGGGATCTACTATAAAGACGGTGGCAAGCCTAACATACAGGCTCCTGTCGGAAGACAATTAAGAAGCTATGAATTAGAATCACAGGCCAACGTTCATGATGTCGATCTAATCCAGCCATACGATCGGAATGGTAAATTGAACCCAGAGTTCTTTAAATATTACCCAGAAACTGCTAAGGATTACGGATTCGAAGCATAAAAAATAGCCCCCTCTCAACAAGGGGCTATTTTTAAATTATACTACATATGTCGACGATAACTACCGTTTGTATAGACGCTCCATGCACGATATCCCTGTGTCTTCCAGATCTGGTGCGCACATTCATAATAATCTCCTGTTTCACACCATTCACGCCCTGGTAATATTCTAACTTGCATAGAGCCGATTGAGTAGCCGTATTTGCGATTATTCTGTGTGAATTCTATGTGTCTATCACCCACAGCGTCCTCTCTACAACTACTCTCGGCCTTAGATATCGCTACCATAGTGTTAATGTCCCAGTCCGACCATCGAGCAAGTTGAGATCGGACCTTATCGCATGGTTCTAGTGGTTTTTCAGTTACTTGCTCAGCACTAGAACCGTTTATTGTTTTTCTGGTGTCTTGTCTGTTGACACTTGCACCTGAACTACATTATTTGGGGTAGCAGTTTTGGCAAGATTTAATCCTGCCACTACTCCACCGATGAATGCAAAGAAGACAAAGATAATTGTAAAAATAATCATAGTCTTTCTTGATTCACGTAGTTTCGAATTAACGATATAGTCTGATAGACTTGCATCATTTTCGATGATCTTTAAATCCTCTTTTGTGAGAGCTTTCATCTTTTCTGTTTTATTTTCTTTAGACATTTTTAATTCCTTTCTCTTTAATTGTCTGTGTTCATTATAGCACAAGTAGTTTACAATGTCAATATCATATTGCTGTTGACGTTGTTAATTTAATTTGATATTATAAAAACATCAAATAAGAGAAGGGAACACTGGAATGTTATACTACAAACTCGTAAACGAGTTACCGAAATTTAATATAGGAGACAAGTTCTACCGCAACGAAAAAGGAAATCTTATATCATGTGATAATCATAAGGTGGCTTATAGTAGTGAGGAAATTAAGAATTTTCCAAGTATCTTATCCCGTTGGTTCGAATTAGTTGAGGGACCTGATGGCGAGAGGTGGCGTGGTGAAATTGGTGATGAGTATTGCTATGTTGGAGATGATGGGATAGTATACAAAAAATTAGATTTTCGAGAATATGAAGATGATCTTCGCTATAAAATTGGCGACTATACTAAGACTGAAGAAGATTCTGAAGCTTACAAAGAGTACCTTATCGCTCGCCAAATGCTTTTAGATGACGCAAAGGGCGGTAGGTTTACGCCAGACGTCAACAACTATGTTGGTTCCTACTCTTGCGGCACGTGGGATAGCACTTTTGTGTGTAATTACTTCACAGGAGATATTTATTTCAAAACCGAAGAGGCATTAGAAAAATCCCTCAAAGTACACAAAGAGCAGTGGGAAATTATTCGTAAGTATGAAACGAAAGCTTGATATATTAGCAGGATTTTAAGGAGGAGTTATGAATCTCGAAGAATTTAATAAGAAATTAGGGGAAGCAAAAAACTTAAAGGAAATTCAAGGTGAAAATCTCACTGACGAATACATGCGCGGTCTCTACAACGGTATGGAATTGATTTTGTCAATTTTTGAATCACGTGAGCCAAGATATGCTAATGCTGAATCTCAGGCAAAAGACAAAGCCATTGAACAGATGAAGGAGAATTAAGATGAAACGATATAAACTTTTGAAGGACACTCCCTGTGTCAAAGCTGGTACGGTTTTTGAAGAAATTATTAGTATGTTTGGTGTTAATTCCTTATTCAATAAAGATCTAGATTATAGGATTTTTGTTGACAAGATTAACAACTTTGACGAATGGTTTGAAGAAATCCCAGAGGAACATAAGAGACCAAGGGTGGAATATGGTGAGGTATATTACTTTGTGGACGACTCATGGCAAGTGTCTGTCGATTGTGATTATAGAAGATATATGGATCATTGCCGCTATGATAATGGTAACTACTCTGTAACCGAAGAAGGCTCTAAAACTCATAAAGCCAAGCGTATAGCTCAACAAATAATTGAAGATGACGCCAAGGGGTTTGTGCCAGATTGGGGAGATGAAGACCAAGTAAAGTATTACGGTCAGTATAATCATCGACATAACTGTTTAGAAGTTGATAATAACTATTGGTCCCAAAACCAAGATACTATCTACTTCAAAACCGTAGAAGATATTGAAGAAAGCTTCAAGAAACACCGCAAAGAGTGGTTGACGGTGCTTGGGGTGGAAGAAGAGAAACAGGAGAATTGAAATGATTGACTATAATTATTCTTCAGATTATTTAGATAAAGAAATTAAAAGACTAGATAGTTTGTTAGAAAAAGCGAGAAAAGAACAGATCATTCTCAATAAGACCACGGAATTAAGAAGAATTGCAACGTCGATGGGATTGCCATCCGATTATTACTTAGGAGATAACTAACATGAGCACTAGAGTAGAAATGTATAAATGTGATATATGTGGCAAAGCTTATACAAAAGAAAGAGATGCAGTACGATGTGAGATCGAACATAAAAAAGAAGACTATGCGAATATTTTGTTAAATGATGGCTGGACTCTAAAAATGATAAAAGACAACGCTGGAGTTTTGCAAGATTTACCAGAAGAGCTAAATGATGTAGATAAAAATTCAAGATTCAAGATTAGCTATTTACAAGGTAGAGATGACTGTTTTTATATGATTGCATATATTCTTAATAATGAAATAAAGGTAACCAACATAGAAGATTATTATACGAGTACTGTTGATTATAATTCATTATGTCATGGCCTGGAAAAAGATGTTTAATAAGTTAGGGGAGAAAAAATGATAACACTTATATTGATACTATTACTAATCGTTTGGATTATTTCTACGGTTGTTAAACAAAAAACTAATTGGCCCAATCGGTATAATTGGTGGGCTGGGGAGATAGTAAAAGCGTCTTCATCTGGCTTAATTATTTTCTTAATGCCATTTCTACTTCTTTTAGTGGCCGTCATAAGCGGGCGTACAATAGATTCTAAAATTGAGCTATACCAAGCACAAGATGTTGAAATTGAATCTAAAATTCAAGTCACAGTTGCAAGTTATTTAGTTCACGAGCATCAAACATATAAAGACCTCAAACCTGACAATGCTATCGCTGTTGTCTTGGCATACCCTGAACTTCATAGCAATGAATTAGTTAAGAAACAGATTGAAGTCTATGAAAACAATAATAAGAAAATTATTGAGCTAAAGGAAGAAAAACTAAACCAGCCAGTTTATAAATGGTGGCTATACTTCGGAAGATAAGGACCAACATTAATAATACGAGGAATTAAATATGATGCAAAATGAAGAATATTTAGGAGATACAAAGATTATCTCAGTTGGAAAAGATAGGTTGTCTAAATATGAATTAGAGGAGATCCCTATATTAGAAAGACAAACACTATACAAAGTTAAAGAGTTTATTTATTATTACATATACTTGGGCTATGAAGGTGAGGGTTGTGCAATATTTTTAGATAGTAATGATAAATGGCACATCATCGACTTAGGACACTGTTCTTGCTATGGGCCACTTGAAGACTTAAAATCAGTCCCAATGGAGAAAGAACAAGTTCTTGAGCTGCTTAAAAACGGAAAATATTCATATTATGACGACCATAGTAATGAATTAAAATATGTTGAATTAATTGATTATTTGGAGAAACATGATGCGAGAAATTAAATTTAGAGCATATAGCGATAGGTTCGGGATGCATAAAGTAGGTTGTTTAGTTACCGAAGAGGGGACGTGGGATTTTAAGCCAGATGACAGAAGTTTTATTGGAGTCAGTATGCCGTATCAGTCATTTTTTACCATCGAACAAGCAACTGGGATTAAAGACAAAAATGGCAAAGAGATTTACGAGGGTGATATTGTTCAATTTAATGTTGCGGAACAGGAGTATTTTGCACAAATAAAATATGAACCAATTTGTGCTTGTTTCATGTTGACTAGGAAGAATAGTACGCCGTATACTTTTTATGAAATGTATCAGATGAACATTGATAAATTTGAGATCGTTGGGAATATTCACGAGGCCCCTGAATTATTGGAGGAGAAACAAAATGAGATTAACAACCATTAACCTACTTGTAGAAGGTGTACTAGAAACAGCTCAGAAGCGTTATGAGGTTTTTTGGAAGATAATGGAGTAACTATGAAAAAGTACGCAAAAGAGCGTGCAAAGAAAATGGCAGAGGAAGAAGTTAATTCCATGTTCATCGTCTTGAAAGCCGCCCAAATTTGTGAAACCTCTGGAATAGATGCCGCCCTTGACTATTATGAGGGTACTCATACTGAAGATGAATTTCAAGAGTTTAGAACTAGTGTCATACTACCAAGACTAGAAGAAATGAAGAAAAGAGCGAAGAAAAAATAATTATATATAGGGAGAAGTAAACAAGACATGGTGAGAGTATTAGAGTTATTTGGTGGCATTGGAGCTTGCACTAATGCTCTAAAACGGCTTAGAATAAGTGTAGAGGTCGTTGATTATGTCGAAATAGATAAGTTTGCGGTTCAAAGCTTTAACGCTATCCATGGCACGAATTTTGAACCACAGGACATTCGTGAATGGGATAAGGATATCTCGGTCGATTTAATTATGCATGGTTCGCCTTGCCAAGATTTCTCGATTGCTGGTCGTCAAGCTGGTGGAGATGCTGATTCTGGCACGAGGTCGTCCTTGATGTATGAAACTTTGCGGATCGTTGAGAAATTAAAGCCGAAGTATGTTATCTGGGAAAATGTGAAGAATATCCTGTCGATTAAACATCGCCACAATTTCGACGCTTATCATGAGAAGATGAGGAGTTTAGGTTATCGGAACTACTATCAGGTTCTAAATGCTCGGGATTATGGCATTCCACAAAATCGCGAGCGAGTCTTTACCGTTAGTATTCGGAATGATATCGAGAAAGATTTCGTCTTTCCAGAGAAACGGCAACTCACGAGGTTTCTGGTTGATATTCTCGAAGACAATCCCGATCCGAAGTATTTTCTTTCTGATACCTGCATTTCGAGCTTAATTAAACATAATGCTAGGCACGAAGCGAAAGGTACAGGTTTTATCTGGAAACCACGCAACCCAAATAAATATGCTTCGGCTCTTAGGGCTAACGCGGCACTAGCACCAACAGATAACACAATCAAGGTTGTTGGTTCGCTGGATTCTAAAGGTTTTGAATCGGCTCGGCGAGTCTATGATTCGTCTGACATTTCGCCATCTATTAATACCTGCCAAGGCGGTGGGCTTCAACCGAAGTTCGACGGCACGACAAATACCATTACCACCGTCCAGAAAGACAATCTTGTCGCCGAGAATTGTCGGATTCGCCGGCTTACTCCTCGTGAGTGTTGGCGACTAATGGGGTTCTCAGATGTCGATTTTGATAAAGCTCGTTCCGTCTGCTCTGATACTCAACTCTACAAGCAGGCTGGAAACTCAATCGTAGTTAATGTATTAGAGGCGATACTTATACATTTATTGGAGAAGAAATGAAGATTGAAACCGACTGTATATGTGATATAATACAGGCATAGTCGAAACCAACGACATAGTACATTATATAAACGAATATACCCCCAGGGTTATAAGAGCAAAACTTACAATCTTGATAAAAAACACCTAGTGGTTAATTAGGTGTTTTTTGTTGTATAATTAATACAGAACCATTGGTTAGCACATTAGGAGGTGATAGCATGAATATCCATCATCTGTTCTATTATCGTCGTTGGTATACCTGTGGTTGGATACGAGAGCTTCGGAACTTGCCTTATTGTAAGGTCTGTTTGAGAGAGCAGATACATAATACGCTACACGCCGTTGTTCCACCAATTCCACCACCTACGGGAAAGACAGCCAAGACAATCTATTTTGCAATCCTTGACGGGTTGCGTACTGGCGAGATAAGAGAGGACAATAAACCGTCCACCCGAATTTCGTTTATTATGGGGCTGTTACGTCCACAAGACAGAGAAACATTCGGTGCGTTATTGTTACAATACGATTTCTTTTTAAGGAGGGGATTATGAGATTACACATTTTAGCTGAAGTTGAAGTCAAGGAGTATGAAGTTGGTATCTTAAGACAGAAGTTATTGGGTTTCGGTGCATATCTGAACGAGAACGCCTATGGTGGTGATGTCTTCGGACTGAATTATTGCATTGAGTACAATGGCGACCACGAGATTGGGATTTCCGTTATGGACATCATCGAAGCCTACAAGTTTCACTACTTGGTCGCATATCTTGCAGACAGTCATGGTATCACTGAGCTACTAAAGAAAAAGTAGCATTAAGCCCCATATTGGGGCTTTTTTATGCTATAATCTGATAGGACAGTTTGTTATGAGTCTTTAATCTAAACAACCAAACAATTAACCTCTTCGGAGGTTTTTTGTTGGTAGTATTAATGTCACCAATATAATTAAGTAAATCAAGCCTCCATAATGTGCTATAATCTATGTTAGATGTTTTTTTGAAGTGCATCTATCTGTGTAGTTACTAGCGCTGTACAGATTATATATTCAGATTAGAATATTTTTTGCACAAGGATCTAATCTGAATATTATTTACTGAGACTCAGTTTCTGCCAAGTCTTTGTCATCACTGACTAAAATCGGAAATTGGTGTTCACAACTGTCTTAAATCTCTTACGAAAGTAGGAGATTTATGTTAGAATACATAACATAGAATAGTTTCCGACCCTATTCTTCTATATGAATGAGATTCGGTTCAACGACCGGATCTTTTTTTGTCTATAAACAAAAAACTCCCAAACGGGAGTAATTTGTTTTTATGCCTAATTAAGCTACAAGGCAGAAGCCATAGCTGTCTTTAGCAATATCTGCGACTGGGAGTAAACCTGTGCCGGCAGCGGTAATACCGTGGGCGTAGGCCACTAGTGAGAGGGTATCGCCAGTTTTGACCTGTGGGATAGATGCGATAATGGTATTGCCATTTTTACTTGCTCCAATTACTGGGAATACTCCCAACGTCTTGCCAGCTCGCACGACTTTCACCATTACACCTACAACATCACCCTCTTTGGCCGTACCTGGTGTAGATGAGGTAACTTTAGCTCCACCGTCAATTGCAGTAAAGCCCATGGCAGTAAAGCCAGTATCTCCAACGGCAGTGCCTGCGGTCATAGCGACACCGGCTTTGACGTATTCAAATACGCGACCGTTATCGTCTTCGACCTTTTTTCCTAGTGGGAAGCGGGCATCAGTGTCTACCTGATAGATAGATCCGTCGATTAAATTTTTTGTATCAATTGCCATTTTATTCTCCTTTACCTAATTAAAATGAAGCCTTGGTGATACCAGTGATCTTACCCTGTCGGCGTGGTTGTCGGCAGATATAGTTACCAGAGACGAATAATGCACCGATTTCACCGTATTGGTTGATTGGCTGTAAGAAGTCGCGGTACTGTAAGAATGTTGGGCGATTCTGCTCTTTAGATGCACCCTCGGTAACTTTGTTGCTTGAGTCAACAGTCTTGAGGTCTGCAAGTTTGAGACGGCGGAATTCAAGGTAATTTTCATTCAACCAGAAGAAAGTGCCAGCTGTACATTTGTCATCAGCTACAACAGGTTTGCCTCGGTAAGAGATGGCAGTAAAGCCTGCAGCTGCACCAATCTCAGTGCCAGAGATCATACGGCCATTAGGTGTATTGCCGGTAACGATGTTATATCCCTTGACGTTTGTAGCGTCGTAATTGACAGAGAGTTTAGTGTTCAAGATCTTCTCGAAGAGATCCCAGACTGGACCAGTGGTAAGACCAAGGGTTGGGGATTCTTTACTGATACCAGTAGCAGAAACGGCAGAATGCTCGGCAGAAACGAGGTCAAGAGTAATATTGCCACCAGCGGCTGCAGTAACATCAGCAGAGTTTCCGGCGACAGTACGTGCAAGTCCACCGTATTCAGAAGAGTTAGTACCATTATCGACAATTAAGCCAAGACCTTCGATGTCTTTGCCAATTCCTTGGCCATAAAGCAACGTGCCAAGAGCGTCAATAATGGAGTTTTTAGCTTCGTCCATTTTAGCACCGATAAGTGAGATCGCCTGTTTGTCGTTGCTACTTTGGTTGACTGATTTCTCAATACCAGAGATAGCGATAGGTTGAACATAGTTCTTAGGATACCATTTAAGCACACGAACGTTGTCGGTGGTCGATGTATCGAAAGTATCAAGTCCATCGAATGATTTACCGGTGGTAGAGTTGGCTACCTGAATTGGTTGAGTGATATTTTTGCCATGCCATTCTTTAGTGTTGCTCATAACACGAGCAGTGAGGATATTACTGTTATTGACAGCATCCACGATTGTTGGAAGAATTTCATGGTACGTAATATTGCGTACGGTTTCTGAAAATGCCATTTCTTTTTCCTTTTTCTTAAACAATAAAAGGCACACCCTTGCGTTGGCTTTTGGGTGTGCCTATTGACTCAATTATATCTAGTTGTTATAGATTGTCAAGATACTTAGATATCTTATCGAGATCTTTTGTTGCCCAATCTTCAGCAAATTTATAACCATCAGATTTGTTATTTACAACTTTAACTCTCGGCATTATTCCAGCTTTTCTATACGCACTTAATCTATGATGTCCATCCAGTATTTCTAGTTGTCCGTTATCGCTTCTTGTCATTGCGGTAATTGGTGCTATATCTTCATTATTCTTAATGGCTCTTACTAATCCAGCCACTTTCTGCTGGTCGTATGGACGACCAGTGTAATTAGCTCTGTCTAATGACCCTTGAGCGAATCTATTAGTGAAGAAGTTATCATTAGTCTTCAAAAATCTGCCGTCAATTCGGCTCTCGATATCTTTTTCTCCATTCCATGTTGTAGGAGTGGCGTTATCTTGATTTTTAATCCTAGTAACCGGTATATCTTCAGACATCTTAGTTATTGAGAATATGGGTATTCTATTCACGCTACCTTTGACTAGTCCATTAATCACACTTCCACCTACGGATTTAGCTACATCTTTGCTAGCCTCTTTACTTAGACTACTAGCACTGGCTTTAATTAAAGAGTTAAGCGTTAACATCACTGTCCCCCTGCGGATTTAAGTATTTGTATAAGCTGTTGATACTTGGCGTTAGCTGCTGCCTGCGTGTCTGTAACTTGTGGTAGTAAGTTCATTGCACGTTGTTGGTCTCCCTCGGATAATGCCCCCGAATCACCTAGCGCCTTAATGACCATACCTAATGATCCTTTTGATCCACTCTCGTATGCTGCGGACTTAGGATCATATCCACCGCCAGTTATAGTATTCAAGAGCTGTGTTAATCTTCCGCCGATTGGGCCACCAGCTTTATAATTAGTCATAAGATTGTTTAATACGCTCATAGCATTACGTTGTTTAGAGGCAGTATTATTCTTTGAACTTTTTTGACTTTGTGCTTTGGCGATTCTTTGGGCTTTATCATCTAACAACCCCATCATATTCTGGATAATCTTAGCTGCGGCTGTATCGCCGGCTTGAAGAGCCAACATATAGCCATTTTCAAGCTGGTTGTAGTTATAACCACCAATTGTTAATGAAGCATACGGATCTTGTTCTTCTTCTGGTTCATTTTGTGTTGCCATATCCGGCTGTTGTGGTAATGTTTGAGTATTTTGTCCACCACCGCCTAACAATGCACCACCAAGTGCGCCAGCGCCGACTAACCCTGCATTTTTTAGGTTGTTTAATAGATTATTAGGCTTTTGTGGCGCATCAGTAAAATTGATTGTATTTTCTGCACCACTATCACCATAAGCCTGTTTTTCATATATCTTTTCTTTCAACTTATCAGCGGCCGCAGTAAATGGATTTTTAAAACCAGTATCGATACCGGCCACTTTTAGAGTGTCCTCTTCTCTGAGTGGATTATTGGCCAATTTTTCTATCATAATCCAGTCTGACTGGTCTTTTCGAAGATCTGAGAACTTGAAGTTAGGTTGTTCGCCAACTTTGAGTATATACTTAGGATCTTCACCGTTGGCCCTCATCCCTTCAACTAGTGGCGTTTTATAGTCGACATTAATAGAGTCCATTGTGTCATCAATTGCCTTGCGGACAGCATCAGCCTCTTTCTTACAGGCATTTCCTGCCATTTTAGTTAAAGCGTCTTTACTGTCTTCCCAGTTATAGGCATAATCACGGAGAACCTTATAGATGTCTTCAGCTTGTGTAGGTGTCACGATTCCGTTATCACCAAGCATATCGCTTAATCCTAAGCCTAATTCTGCAAGTTTACGTTTCTGTGTTGGAGATAAACCAACAATGTTGTCAACATTGGACAAGTCCATCTTCACACCCCTCTGTTCGGCGTATTGCAGGGCTTGTTGTTTTATGTCTTCGCGAAGATCAAGCGCTTTTTGGGCTTTTTCAGCAATATTTGCAGTGTCTAAATTCTCAAACTTTACACGCTGGGCAACGGTCTTGTAGTGGTTACCTATCGAGTTAGATTTTCCCATAGCATCGTTATATTTTCTGCCGCTTACATTGAACGACTTGAGTGTCTGGTCATCTAAGTTACGCATGGCCCTCTGTTGTTTTGTTGATCCTGCTGCTTGATTTTGTAGCTGGATATTAGTGGTATCCCCGGTCTTGAGTTTAACTTTAAAGCCATCATCTGGCTGGACTGGTTGTACAGATGCTATATTGCCACCGTTCCCGCCTCCACCACCATTGCCACCAAATGATACAATTTTGTCTCTAAGTTCTGATGTGCTCTGTGCGAGTTCTGGTGTAATTTGGGTTGCTTCTTCCTCTACCCGTTTAGGAACAACATTAACCTTAACGTCCTGTGGTCTGGTGTATTGTTTTTCAACGTTGATGTCTTTTTTGTTGCCAAACATTCGATCTGCGAGATCTTGTGTTATCTCATTAGCTTTTTTCTCCCCTTCGAGAGCTAACCCATAGTCGATATTATTCTTGTTATAAATATTATTAGCATTGTCTCCTTGCGCAAGCTTCTCGTACATTTCGTACATTTCATTGAGGCTTAGTTTGTTGTCGTTATCGTTGAATAACTCTCTTAGAATACCGTCATTGCCGAACTCTTTATTAACTCCGGTGGCAAGATGACTGCGCATATAGTCAGGTACATCTTCATAGCTTGAGTACTTCTGGCCAGTGAGCGGGCTACGAGCATTAATATCACCAATTGTGTCATGGTAATATTGTTCCCTATTGAGTTGTGGCAAGTTCGATTTATTCAGCGATGACACGCCGGAAAGTGCGTCTCTTGCTTCATCTTGCATTCCTTTAGCCTCTAAGGCGCGTTCTTTAATAAGATCATAGTTCTTCTTGGTCAGAATCTTACCTTTTTTCAGATCATCTAAACTAAAACCATCATCTACCACATCACCGATGGTCTTATACGCTCCATCACTATAATCCGACAAGGTTATTGGCACTACCTTGGCGCTTGGAAGTTTGATGCCCGAAGATTTTCCAAGAATACCATCTAAGATAGAACCTGCATTTTTAGCTAACCCTTTTGAAGTTGATTCAATCAAGTTATTAATAGTAGCTTTTTTAGCAGTATCCACAACTGCCTTAGACAAGGCATCCTTTGCTTCATCTTGAATAGCTTTTGTTAATGATTTCCCGCTTGCTTTAATGAGTGAATTTAGCATCGACATCTTTATTTATCTCCATTGTACATATTATAATACGGATTTTGTTCAACTGATTCGTTATTGCCAGCCAACAGTTTAGATAACAATAATCCTGCAGCTAGACCAGCACCAGCCTTACCTTTTTTTGTTTTTAAGATCCCGCCAAGTTTCGTATTCATAAAGTCTGATTGCATCTGTGGTACGTTATTATAGAGATTCTGTAACCTATCAGCCACTTTTACTCTAGGCACTGAATTTACAACACTAGCCTCTTGCACCCTTAAATTACCTGGGTTGGACAACATGTTAAGATAATCCCGCTTAATATTGTTGATACTCTTAAACTTATCAGCACTAAACCCGAGGTCTGGATGGTTTTGTGCGCTCCACTTGCGGAAGCTCTTATTCAATGCGTCCTCTGATGTGGTATTGAGACCAGCGTTATTTAATGCGTTTCGTGCAGAAGCAAGATCACGAAAAGTGAATGTATTGTCGCTATGTGGTATTAACGCTGTGCTAGTACTAGGTGTAGGTTGAGCAGGTAATGAGTACTTATTCATGAATTTACCGATACTATGACCGGCCGCACCAAACCCTGCACCAACTCCTGCTCCAATAGCTCCACTAGCTAATAAATTGTCAAGTTTTGTATCGTTGCCCTCTTCTCTTAAATGGCTAAATATTCCATTAACTCCACCTGCCGTGCCACCGGTAATTGCGGCTTTAAGTAGTGGCTTTGCACCAATTTTAGCTGCACTAGTGATCCCCTTAGCTAGACCTGGAGTAATTACATTAGCTGCCGTTTCGCCAATTGCGCCAAGGTCAGATAGAAAGTCATTATCTGGTCTTCCATCACCGTCTGCATCTTCGTTATACCTGAACGTCTTAAAAGCATCTTGTTGACCCCTCATCCGATTAGCAAGGTTGGCAGTGGCTTTACCTGTGTCTAGGGCTAGACCACCAACAGTATCGGCGGCTTGAAGCATAGGATTGAAGATGTTGCCTATAAGGCCATCACCTAAAATATTGTATTTGTTTTGTCTGCGTACCTTGGCGAAGTTGTCATCAGCTTGTTTAACAAGATTTTGTGCCTCACTCAAATTCCTTTGCAAACTGTCGCCATATGACCCCTCACGGAATTTAGCGGTAAAACCTGGGTTATCTTTCTCCGCTTTATCAAACAGATCTTTATTCTTGTGGTAGTAGTCAAAATTCTGGAATGCTGCACGATTAATATCACGAAGACGGTCATCTGCTTGTCTTTTAATATCTCCAGCTTCTTTAATGTTGTCTCCTGCGGATTTGCCGAAGAAGAAATTTTTTAGTCCATCAAACATAATTCTCCTTATATAGGCGCTACATAGGTTAGCATTCTTTTGCCATCTTGGTAAGTTTCAATTGGTTTAACATCCCCAGACATATTACGTCCATCATCGTACCAGCCATTGCCTTTAGTCTTTCCGCCAAAAGTGTTTAGAAAATTAGAACCAGCTGGTTTAGCTTTATTTTTTTCCTGTTCTTCGGCTATCCTGTGTAAATACTGTTGTAGGCGTAACCCAGCATCTGCGTTATATTTATCAGCAGCTATCTTAGCGTTATTTCTTGCTGTCTCTTGGTCTTGAGCATAACGACTAGTTTCAGCTTGAAGATTATCTGCCCATGCCTGAAGCTCATTTTGCATATGCCTATATTCGTCTTCATACATCTGACCATAAATCTGTCGAGACAGAGATTTTTCTTGGGCCAACTGATTATAGAGATTATTAAGGTAGTTCATTTCCCTGGAGTAGTTGTTGCTAGCCTGATCAACTCTAGTCTGTTCTTGCCCCATGTTTTTAGTGGCTAAATCACGAGCAGAGGCAAGTGCTGTTTGATATTTCTGTAAATCTCCGGCATTCTGCCCAGTCCAATAAGCCAATGTATTCTGATAACGCCCCATTTGATTACCGAGAGCGGCGTTTCTTTGGTTATTATTAAGTACCACGTTAGAGTTAGCGTTAATTGAGCTTGGTAGGTTGTTTATTGCACTATTAGTAGCCTGCACTGCGGCCCGGCTCTTTTCGTACGCTTCTCTTGAAGCTCCTACACCCTCTTCTTCCTTAGCTCTACGGTAAAGATCACCGTAATTAGTCTGATTGCGAAAGAGGTCATCATAATTTTGTCTAGCGTTATCAAAAACACCTTGACGGTTCTGGTATTCCGCTTTTTTAGCGTTAATATCAGCTTGTTGTTTATCGATTTGGTCGATGAAATCATGTCCACTCTCATGTGGACCATTTGCTGTCCAGTTAGATACTGGTTTACTGCCGAAGAACATTGCCATATTTATTAATCCCTTATTAAAAATAAAGCACACCTACCAGATGGGGCTATGTAGGTATGCCTTTTATCTATAATACCATATTAATGGTAAAAATTAGCCATTGGAGACAAGTTAAGCTGTCGTTCTAGCCTATTACTCTTTGCTTTATTAATGGCATATCTAGCATCAACAATCATATTGGCATAATCTTGCCTTGTTTGGTTAATACGTGCATTGATATCTGCTATTCCGTTCTTAGATTCTAGCTCTCGTTGTGTCATCTCGGTATTTAATGTCTCAACATACCTATCTAGTGCAGAATTAAGCCTATTAGCCCACTCATATAGAGCCATATTAGCCTGATTACCTTGCCACTTATGATATTGATTTTGAATTGATAACTTCTCAAGCTTTGCATTCTGTGTACGTTTAACCATCTCATTATATTGGTTCATCGCTTTAGTCCATGCACCACCATAATCATCTAATTGTTTATTCTGTTGAGAGATCTGCAATGAGGTTTTGGCCTGTTGCTCTGCTCTAGCATTCTTCCATGCATCTTCATAGGTTGAGACTTGCTTTTGTGTTTGCTGGTTATACCTCTGCCAACCACTAGACAAGGCGTTATATCTAGCTTCTTTTTGACTTTGGGTTAATACGACATTAGAGTTAGCGTTAATTGAGCTTGGTAAGCTCTCAAGCATACTATTTGTCATAGCTAGAGCTTTTTTACTTTTTTCATAGTCATCAAAAGCCCCTTTAGTGTCAAATTCATTCTCATTCTCTTTATAAACATCACCATAACTTCTCATTGATCCTTGAAAGGCGTTATAGTCGTCCATTTTCTGTTGTTGATAAGACGATGCCTTGTCTTGTTCAGATACAAGATTAGATATGTTTTGCTCTACATCGGCTAGTCGATCTGTGAATGACTTGTTAAAAAAGCTACTTGGGGCTTTAGGTTTATTGGCCATAAGCTCCCTGTATTTGCTATCCCAATATGTTGAATTCATACTAAATCCTCCATCCTGTATGGGCATAGATAGACGGTAGCATTAACTCCAGATCCGGCATAATCAATTGCAATGCTAAGACGTTGAGAAACATCATAATCCATACCAGGGAAACTATCGTCATGACCTTTATTACGATTAATTATATTCACATTTATTATATTACGATAGATCCGCACATATTTATCAGTGATCTCAAAACTGTAAGGGAAAATCTCATTAGTATTACCTTTTAGTAGTTCGTATGGCGTATCAAACCAATCCATACAGGCATCCGGTATTTGAATATCTGCATTAGGGGTTTTACCAACACGGAATATGATCTGGTTAAAATCTGAATATATACCACCAAGATCGGCTTGCCTTGTCCCACCTTGGATTCTTGGCAGTAATGTAATCTGTTTATTTTTTATCCCACGCAGCATAAAGTTGCCACCTAAGTTTGATGGCCAGTCTGGGCCCAGGATAGCGGTTTGAGACAACTGACTTCTTATATTCCTTACGATAGTGCCGGCAAAAGTTACATACCCAACCGGTCTAAAATTGTACCCATGTTCACGTTCTAAGACTAGATCTTTTTTGACGATCCATTTTGTGTCAAAGGTCTGATTGGATAGTGCTGGTTCTGTGGTTGAGATATTAGCAGTTTTAAGATCAATAAGATGGTATGTCTTAAATGCCTTTTTCATATTAGCGTATTCCACACCAAAAATAGGAGATCTAGCATCTATAATACCCTTTTTATTCTTGGCTTTTGGATCTATCGTGATAAAACCATAGTCGTTCATACAATCTCTACCTCTTCATATTCTGGTGATACCATAGGACTCCTTACCACAACAACCGTAGATGCTTCATATGTATTGGCAGACTGGAGCTGGTCGTTCGCAAACATAAAAGCGTTAGGAGATCCTATATTGGTAGTAGAACCTACCTGATCGGTAATGATGTTGCCACTACCCTCTTGATACATAGGATCGCCTTGGTCGTCCTTATATTTAGCATTATATGCATAGAACTCATATGGAAGCAAGCACCCCTCAATCTTCTTCGTTAGCTTATGCGCCAGTGGAGACCAAGCTACTTGGCTATAATATTCTTTGCCGTCTGCTGTCTTCTGGGTCCATGTACTCGTCTTCAAGGTTTTAACGGACATTACTAATTTTGAGAACATATTAGAGCTAAGACCTTTCACCCTTGGCTTGAACTTAGAGCTCGACTGAATACCGTAATCATGCTGGGCTTTGTATAACATCGTTGGAGCTTCCGTGTATGGATAGTCTACATCATTGGATAAATCAACATTAAGCAGCACTACATATCCTGGAATATCACTAATATGCTCACTCATAATAACCATTGGTGGATAATTCAACCGGTGTGTCTTGCGTAAGTATCTAGTCTCGATCCATACGTTACCGGATTGATCTGTATAGGTAGTAGACAATGTTTCTTTATAGATGTACCGCTTAGTAACAAAGTAGCCACTACTATCACGGCTAGAGGGGGCAGTTAAGTTACCTGGCTTTTCACTTGTTGTTATGTCTACCTGATTCTTTTTATTGAATCTCCGGTAAATAGATACCTCTATTGCATGCCTAAAATCCAGCACATTCGTAATCTGAAGTATTGGCCAGTTAGAATTAAAGAGCAGTTGGCTATCAGAGCAGTAACTAGCATCATAGCCTGGCTTAGCTACACGAATTCCATAATCTGATCTAGACTTTAAGTTGCGTTTATTTGCACGCTTCAACCAGAATCCTAGATCAAACATCAGAATTGTCCTTTTTGATATCCCATTATCATTACTTTCTGTCCATTGGAATCAACAATTTGTATTTGACCTTTAATCCGTTGTGTGCCTCTCATCTGTCCGGTGGAAATATCTCCAGCACGGATTCGATTTTGTACGGCATTAGAGCCAATCTCGACATTATCGATAGATCTAAACCCACTGGCAGTTTTCAACACTCTACCTTGCCCTAGTGGTCTCACCACATCCGCTATTTGGTTGTTATAACCATAATTATCACTATATGTCATAACTTCTCCTCTTCTGTAAGTATCCTCACCTCTGCTGACACTTGTTTGATTTTCGGTGTTTTATTACCGGTAGCAGTCCCTTTAAAGCCATATTGTAACTCGTGAAACCTTTGATTAATTTCACATGATATATACCTGTCTCCTGCTCTTGCCATGGTTGGAGCTTCTACCCAGTCTCCATCATCAATTCTATACATTGGGCGGATTGTTACACCATCAGGTAGTGCATCAAAATAAATGCCAATTCGGAGTGCCATTTTTTGAAATGCTGGGCTTCCGGCATCGTATTGAAGTGATCGCCACTCAAACTCATTAGAGACTGGTGATTTATTATCGATAACTGCAAGATATTCGTGTGTCTCATCTTGTCGTTTGATCTCGTATGAATAAAATAATGTGTCGCCAAAATTATACACAGATCCAATCCTAATAGTAGCATCATCACTGTTATATTTAACTTCAGGAACTTTATAATTATAGGTAAAGGAATTTGGATAGTTTTTGTCTGTGCTTCCGAATGCACGAATGCCATACCGTACAGAGTATGCTGTCGTCTCGGACGGATATCCAATCAAAAGCACTTCATGTCGTACTGTCATCATGTTTGGATTGACCTTAGTGATAGCTTTTCGTTCGCTGTAAGTTGTGTCTGTACCCCTAAATGTACGAATCTTTACCAGTTCTTTACCACCAGTGTAAGCGTACAATGCACCGGCAATAATGATATAAGTGATATTTCCAAAGTTGTATATGGCTTCAGGAGCGCCCATTTTACAATCTATACTAAAATTAGGAGAATCAGTAACACGATCCCAAAAATATAGTTTACCCTCATTTATTCCTCTTGTGCAATCTTTAGATTCTTTCTCTGTACCGATCACAAGATATTCATCAGACGAACCAAAAGCGCACACTTCATGCCCATCATCAAGCCTTAGCACATTTTGAAGCAAAATAGTGTCGTCTAGGTAGGTGAGCGGAGAAGACTGTTTAGAGGCTACGTAGCGACCATTGCCGATATATAACTTGTCATACATAGACATAGGGTGTTTGCCATTGTAGGTCTCTATTAACGTGTTGCCAATAACTTGTAGGTCAAGCGACACCCACATGTTGTCTTTATCAGATGTCTTAACTTTAAACCCATCAACTGAAGCTACCACATGGATATGGAATACTGTACCACCCCTAATTGTGTTGCCAGACCATGGAATGAAGTTGGTGAATTGATTCGACGGGGATTCAGGCACATTCGGGTTTGACAATACTTTGAACCTTGTATAGTTGCCAATTACAATATTTCCGGCATCAATTGGCTGTGATGACGCTACCAACCTATCATTCTCGTCGTGTATCTCAATTCTCACATTGCCGGTTGCTGGCTTAGCTGTGAATTTAACACCAATAGATTCAACGCTTGGAGTAGCAATTAAAAGCAAAGCCGCAGTTTTACGCTCTCTTGTAATGTCATTTGATATCGTCTCATTGATCGCAGTAGGTACTGCACATTCTTGACTACCCAGAGACCTCTTAGTGTCTGGATTGGACTGGTAATAAATCGTTCGTTCGTTCTGCTGGATCTCGATAGCATTCACGATGAACTCACTTGTATCTTCAATCGTTGCGAACTCTGTCATTTCTTTGGGCTTGCCATATGGATTGACGATGTTTCCATAAGAGAATAACGAATGTTTATTGTCAGACATCCATAGGCCATCATCGAGCGCAAAGTATTCTAGGCCATGGCCGGACCCATTCGCCTTGCTTGGAGTTTGTTTGATAGCATTATTCTGATCGATGAAATAAAGCTTGCCATGTTCATCTATCGCCCAAATATCGCCTTTCTTGTCTTGGGCCATTGCGACTATTAACCCATTAATGTTTTCTTGACCGCTCACGTTGCGTGCCATAGGCAAAACGGACATCTGTGATGGCGATTTTCGCACGTCTAAACACTCAGCGTCATAAAAGCTATTCTCAATACCAATTTTTTCATCAGTAGACATCCCACCATAGAACTCGGTGTTACCAATTAATCTACTTCCTGTATCGCCTAACGCCATACTAGTTACCCCTTATCGTGCTATTAATAAACATATCCTGAATTGTTGGAATCCTACCTGCTGGGTTATCCATCACTTCACTAGTGGTAGAAGAAGCATAGTTAGCTTTATATTCTTCAAGTGCTTTCTCGAACAAGGTACTATACATAGCAGAACTATCTGTATCTTTTCTCATGGCAAAGAACTTGAATGCTGCATAATAAATCGCTGCTTCGTGATATTCTTCCGGATATGGTGGACATTGGCCCATAACAAACGAAACATCATTTTTGCTCATTCCAAGATAGTTGCTATCTAGCATAATCTTATTATTGTTAATAACGTTCATTACTTTGTACCAGTTGCCATCTTCACCGGAAGTAACCTTGACATAAAAGTCATTTTCCATGTAACTAACAAAACCATTTGGCAAACCTACCTGATCTTCAATATAGGGTGTACCGTAGACCGCCTTAGCTTTAAAGTTCATGTCTTCCACACCTAGATCCCTTGGGCGTGGTTCATAGTCAACAACAAGACCCTCGTTGTTGTCTTCAGATGGTATAGGATACAACCCAATATTTCTACCACCGTCAATGAAATAATATTGTGGGATGCCAGATGATTTTGATGAATTTAGCGCGTTCCATTGTTCGATACCAACAACTTTGATGAGTGGCACTGTGGTTGTACTATCCTTATATTTATACTGCACGGAAGTTACTCGGTGCATATCAGCAGCTAAGCGGTAAAATTGCACTCCGTTTTTAATCTTGGCTGTACGACGTTTCCTAGTATAGCTAATTCTTGAAGCCTGCATAAATAGCTTGTCAGCATTATTAATGTTAGTGGCGATCAATTCCATTTCTGGCTCTTGGTAGTGTATACCGCATAATCTAGCGGCTTGCTGTTTTCGTTGCGTAAAAGTAAGCATTATTCTCCTTTTTCTATATTATATACCAAAAAGCCCCCAAATTAATGGGGGCTTGGCGGTAATTAATGCCATCTATATTATAGCACATAATTATAATTTGTTTTGTTTTTTTAGTTTTTCAACTTTATCATGTACGTAAGAATTTCCCCCGATCTTCTGGTAGTGAGCATACGTCTCATGGAAGCGTTCAAGTTCAATGTCCGATACGGCCTGTCCTTGTTCAAGGTCAGATATGAACCGTACCAGAAAATCCTTACATCGGTTCAGATCCATCTCATTCATGTTGTTGGCAATACTATCAATCTTACTATTGAGGGGCTTTAAGGAGTCCTCAATTTGTTTGCCTAAAAAACTACAAAGGTATTTATAGATAGCTATTGCACTACCCACAAAGGTTGCAAATATTGTAACCCCAGACATGACCTGATTCGCTGTAATATGCTCCACCGCTTGATTCCCCTACTTATCTTTCTTTTTTAATAATTTAAAGGTAAATAACAGCATTGTGCCAGTAGATAATAGCAACTGTCCAAGTAACTGACCAAATGTAACGACATCAGTAGTATTGATAAGTGCGACCACAAGTGGTGCTTGAGTTCCCGCGATAATCAATAGATCACCAAGTAAATATACGATCATTTTTGTTTTTGGTGAGAATTCAATATTTTTACCCACCTCATCAATAATTTCTTTTGCTTCTTCCATGTTTTTCTTATGCTCCTCAATTAATTTTTGAACTTCTTCTGGTTTCATACCAGGTTTAACTCCTGGTACAGGTGCGATATCATCGCCAAACCCATCGTCTTTTTTCGCTTCTTCCTTGACCTCTTTTTCGGTAATAGGTCGTTTTTCGTATGCGTCAGAGATTTTAATTTCCACGTCTGTCTCCCTTACTCCACCGTTAATAACTGAATCCGGAGATACTGGCGCAACAACTGGCTCTAATGCTTCAGCTAAAATACCATTATTGAAGCCCTTGGTCTTCGAATATAGGGTGCGATAGTATTTCTTGCCATTCACAGTTGTCTCCTGTACTAAATTACTAATAATCATTCCCGCTTGAATGTCGCCCTTATCTGCTCCAGTATCAAGGTCAATGATATCTACTTTAGTTTTGGCTTTTAATGCTAGTGGTTCGATATTTACCCAGATTACCACTGGCTTTACTTCGACTACTGGTGGGAAGTTGATCGCATTAGCGCGGTCTGCGATCTCTTGAAGCCGTGGGTAGAGTGATGGCCCTGGACAAACAGTAGCGGCCCCGTACCAGTCCTTATGACCAGATAGAGTTGGCATATCAGCATTAGGATTGACCCATAACTTACCGAGATTATTACGCTTCGCGATGTCTGCAACCAATTTCACGAGTGTCTCAAATGTATCTGGTGCGATCTCCCAGTTTGGCGCACCTGTGGAGTTGGTCGTCTCAATACTGACTGTTCTAAGATTGCCCCACCAGTTATTGCAATGCCATGTAGTATTAGCTTCGTCTGCATACTGATGAACCTGATTACCAGCTACGCCATAATGGGCAGAACCATTACGCCCAGCACGGGAAAATGCTGCACCGATAGAATCGAGTGAAGTCGAGGCAGCGTGATGTGTTACAATGCCTTGGATCTTGTTGCCCTCACGACCGTTCGTATAGTTAGTAGGGTTTGCCGGCCACCATCTTGTTACTAGGTTAGAATTACTCATTTTATCTCCTTTCTAAATATAAAAATAAATGCTAATACCAATATTGGAATTACCATCCAAAACTTAATTATTAAAAATCAACAAATTATTGATATAAATATTGCCAAAATCCAAGCTAGTACATTGAACCAATCTATCTTCATTTTTCTACTCCATAGGCTACAATTTTTCCACCTTTTTCTGGTCTATTTAGCATGACTTTTAGCGCTGTGATGTTACGTGGATGGTTCATAATCCTACCACTGATCTCCTGTGTAAACAAATTACCCGTTGTACCACCAAAACTTTCGGCTCGATACATTGGGAAGTTTTTTAACTCATTATTCACCATAATCTCGATGTGATAGCTAGACGCATAATGTGCAACTGTCCATACTGCTACGACTTGGTCAAGAGTACGAATGACTGGGACACGGTTTGTAGACTCATGCTGTGCGCCGACCTGGAAACAGTTAGCGAGAGTCATTGGTGGGTTATTTACGATCGCTTGAATAAAATCCCATCTCTGTGGCGCTCCCTCTCCTGATTCGTAGTGAGCATCAACGATGATCTTCCAGTACTTGTTAAAGTCCAGTGGGATTTCCTTAATTAGCTCTTGACCAGCCTCAAAGTCGTCCACTATATAACTAAATATCTTCTTATAAACTACATAATCTGCTGTGTTGAGCGCTTGTGATGGTTTATCCTTTAAGTCGTTATAGCTACCAGTCGTGGCAACTTTGTGTAGATTTGGTCTGCCATTAAGATCATTGTAGTTACCTGTCTTGGCTACTTGGCTAAACGTTGGTCTTCCGGTAAGATCATCATATCTTCCAGAAGTTGCAACAGCGCTAAATTCTGGACGGCCGGTCAAGTCATTATAACTGCCGGTTGTCGCAACACGCTTTAGTTCTGGCTTGTTATTGAGATCACTATAATTTCCGGTTTTAGCTACCGTAGCAAAAGTGGGGAACTGTGATTGATTCTGCTTGATTATCTCCAATACCCTAGCATCAATATAGGATTTAATCTCCTCAATATTCACATCTCCCCAACCTGTGGCTAGTAATGACTGTCTCTTAACCCATTCAGACGGATCAACACTTTTACCTTGCCAGTCAGCTAGCATACTCAAGTGTTCATTCCATTCCGTAGGATCAACAGCATTATTCATACTGCTATTGTACAATAAATTTTGTTTTATCGCACTAAAATTTCTAGATTAAGCCTAGGTCGTCGACACTATCTGCAACTTGCTCTTCGATCTTTTCTTCAACTGTTTTTTCTTCAGTTGATTTGGTTGCTTCTTTCTTATCTTTATTCTTAGTTGTGTCTACTAACACATTAGGATCGAACAAACCAGCGTACGCTAATTTTAAGAACTTACGTTGAATTTCTGGAGAGTTAATGCTAATGGCAAGCGCTTGTCCACTATCCTGCACCCATTGTTTGAAAAACTTATCAAGTCCAATGTAGGCCTCCCATCCTTGCACCGTAATGGTTGCGTCAGCATGAATGATTCTACTTTTTCTCTTGCCTGGGTAAACACGGCGTACCATTTCACCGTTAGATTCTACCCTAAGCGATCCACGGTCTGAATAGACGTAGCCAGTTGCCCTATCGGTAAAGTTATGGATCTGGACTAAATCATCTGGCCCAAATGTCTCATGAAGTAGATCAAGGAAAACTCGACTATTGGTGGACTGATCTGCCACGCTTTGATTAAGCTCTTGCTCTAATTGCTGTTCGATTGTTAATTCTTGATTATTCATTTTATAAATCCTCCATAATCCTGTCCAAGACTTGTTCTGTGGTCATCCCACGTTTATAATATTTTGTCTCATAGTCGCCATTAACTTTGGCAACTTTAGAGCCACCACTAATTTTGCGGGCAATGTTAGCTCTCTCTACATCGCCTTTGGCATCAACTTTCTTTTCTTCCTGTTTAAGTTCATTCTGATGAAGTGCCTTAAAGATAAGCACAGCATCCTTAACAGAGATATTAGATCCCTCTTTAATCCTATCTGCACGGTATCCAAGCACCTTATTGATAAACACCACAGCTGGATCTTCATCGAATTCTTTAGTGCCAGCTTTAGCCTTAGGGGTAGGAAGATCACCGGACTTCTGTAACGACTCTACTGCGTCCACAATAGCACGCGCCTCTTTAATTTGCGCTTCTTGTGCCTTTTGTTGTTCAATATTATTCTTTATCGTCTCAGCCAATCGATCTGTCCTGTCTGACTGCGCTCGCATCTCTACGTCGTATTCAGACCTAGCCCTCTCACTCTTGAACTTAAAATCTTCTGGGAGCTGTGTTGGGGTCTTGATCTTTACATTACCGTTCACCCCCTCTGCTACGATATATGGCAACTCAGTATAAATAGCCTTTTGTACAAAGTCCAGGCTAGACCATGTCTCTTCATCAATTTCAGATGGTCGTTCAAAGTCTTTTGTTTCTTCTTGAGGTTCTTGCTTAACTTCCTCTTTTTTAGAGTAGCCACGCTCTCTAGCTAACCTTTCAAACTCTTCGTCTGTTAGCTCTTTTTTCTTTTCTTCCTGTTTATTCTCTTCCTGATCGCCCTGATTATCTTTGTCGTCAGTATTATCAGGATCAGAAGGTTCCTGACCGCTTTCAGAATCATTGTCTGATCCATTGTCTGCTTCGCTTTCTTTACTGGAGTTATTTGACTCATCTGCTTTTGAAGTATTATCTACTTCTTCAAGCTCTTTGTTCTCAGTTTCGCCCTGATCAGCTTTAGTGGACTCTTCTTGTTCGATACGATCTAACGCATCCAATCCTACCGTAACTGCGTCGTCTGTTGGCATGACTATTTCCTTTCCTTATTGTTAGTACTTATAATTGTACACCATCTTGTGGCGCTGCACTACCCATATCTTGTGGTGGCATTTGTCCTTCCATCGGCATACCTTGTGGCATCGCTTGTTCTGCTCCTTGCATATCAGGTTGCTGTGGCTCTTGTGGCATCGGTTCTGGCACTTCTGGAGTTACTGGCATACTAGGATCAACTAAAAGACCCTGCATGCTAGCTTCTTGAAGCTTGACACGCTGGCTAAGTAGATTCACCTCAGCTTGAATATGAGTGATCATAGCTTTCTGTCTTTCTGGACTTGCATACAAGAATCGATCCGTGGTGATTTGTGTTCTGTGGGCTAGAATATGTTCTGCATCTACCTCGTCATGTGGCTTTACATCTTCGCCATTCATGATACAAGCAAAGTCAATATAGGCTTGCTTGTTCTGCATATCAGCCTTGAGGTCATTACTTAGGCTGTCTGGAGACATCTTGAACTTCACTAGCGTTTCATAGCGGTTTTCGGCATTCTTCATACCAAGATCCTTAAAGAGGTTGTATGGATCAATAAGGCCGAGCTGTGCTAATTTAATGGCAACATCTTCCATTCTTGCCTTGTCCATCTTCTGTGTAGAGCCGGCTTCGACAGACACCCATACATTGTCTGGGATCTTCGCACGACTAAGCTCAACTAGCATGAACTTTCCATCATTATCCTTGCAGGCAAACTTTTTCGTGTCCTTGTACCAAACTTTCATCATCTGAACGAGCAGACGATAGTAATCGTCAATGCCACGTTCGATATTGCGTACAATCACGTCTTGCCTACCACTAGCTTGACTTGTTACCATTTGTGCTTCACCGAGCGTCGCTACTTGGCCACGTTCAGATGATCCACGGAACTGGTTAGGCGTACCCATAATTTCGTGTATAGAGTTCTTAATATCTTGTTTATCGTTCAACACGTAATTAGGCAGCATATGTGGTTGGATCTCCGCAAATAAGTTAGAGATCGGTTCACCATTATCACCTTTAAGCAGAACTGTTTGATTTGGTTTTCTAGTGATACGAGACGCTTTGTCTTCAGATAGGGCAGAAGCCTTAAACGCTAGTACAGAGTTGGCAGTATCAGCATTCTCCATGATCTGTCGGCCACGGCGGTTAAGTAAGTCTTGAAGAGGTATTGCTTGCTCAAATGGTGTAGTGATATCAATTAAGCTATCGCCATCATTAATGTAGTTAAAGAATACATATGGTTTTGCCGGCACGTCCAAGAAATTAGAGACATTGACCCCATCTTCCTTATATAAGAAGTTCGGGTTCTTCGCTTTACCAAGCAACACGTCCCCCATGTACCAAGCAACACATTCTGTCTCTCCGTCATCATTAATCTGTGTAAACCATACTTCCTTATAATTATAAGTAGAGGTGCTTAACTTAGAAGACATCCTCTCTTTATCAAGAGATTCAAGTATCTCTTTCTTCTTTTCTGGGAATAGATTAATAATCTGGCCAAGTGTAGCAGAGCAGGTTTCAGCGATAAATAATGGATTACCGCCATTAGGACAATCCGGATCTAGCACGATCTTGTCTGGGTTGATCACCTTAGGCACAACATCATCAACATTAGCGTCATAATAAAGTTTAATAATTCCGATGTATTTTAGGTAGAGGTTACGTTCAACCTTTTCAATCTTATCTGCAAGCTTAAACTTAGCTGTATGTGCATTTAAAGCCCATTCCAAGTTCTCTGCCATAGTTTTAGATTCATGATCATCTCTCTCCGGCAAAACCTCTGCTGTTGGGTTAGAAGTTGTAGTGTAGGCGGTAATAGTTTCAGCGGCGACAAATAACTCATTCTGGACATATGGAATTTGAAAGTCGTAAAGTTGACTAGTATCAATCTGCTTGCCTAAGTGATACCTCGCATTACGTTCCCTGCGGTTTTGTAGATTAGCTTCTTCTGTATTGTTCCATTTTTTCCTTGCGTACTCTTCCCAACGTCTGAAGTTCTGTATTAGTTCATTATCTTTGACATCTAACCCAAGTACTGGGCGCTCGTCAATAAGTCCTGTGTCATTATCGCCATTCATGGTTTCATTATACAACGAAAAACAGCCCAAGTTCAATTATTCTTCGCTCCTGCACTCCGTCCACCGATGGCAAGCCACCAGCTTTCTTCATACATTCACTCGGAACAACATCCCTCAGACTGTTTCTCTCACAATAGCTAAAGTGCGTTATCAATCCGTAACCCATTATGGGAATTACATCATGACCTCAGCGAACGCCTAATCGTCCACCTAGGTACATAATACACTAATCGTATTATTTCTGCAATAGGAATTTATAAATACATTCGCAGCCACGGCATTTATGTTCGATCACACGTACGTTATCTGCGAACTTGTAGTGTTCTTCGGGTGTGAAGCCATCAGTGAAGACAATGTCTTTAACTTCTGCATTAACCTTACATAATATCCTAGAGCATTTAACACATCTCACCTCGCGGAGCTTAGGCAGATCATCTTTATAGAAAGTAATTGTAATTGGTTTTTGTTCTTTATTGACTATCATTAGGAATAGTTTACCACATAAAAGCGAACTTCTTGTAGTTTCGATCGCCAACTAGACGCTTGAAACAGATCCCCTCGTTAGAAAACTCATCACAAATCTTCTTGGCCTGTTTAAGTTTAGCTGTGCCACAGTAGATTTTTCCATCCATTGATTCGATTGTGTAGTAGTAGACCTTCTTGTTCATAATATTTCCTTTCTCTTTATAACTAGATTCTATCACGTATGGTTTACATTGTCAATAGGTACGCCAGTCCTTATTATTCTGATTATTTAGCATATCCTCGAAGTCTAGCCCGATATCTTTCATTGTAGTCTCCCCTACTATAATGCCTTGCTTAGCATTATCTACTTTCTTAGCCTCGTTGATTATACTACCATCCATCTGCTCTCTAATCCACCTTAGGCCATAGCTCCATCCATCATACGGGTTGGTGAGTTCGTGATCAGTCCTGGTGTCAATCTCTTCAGACTTTCCCTCATCATAAACAAGTGCAGGTATCACCCGGATCAAGTTCTCGCATTGTTTAAAGATCTTAATAGGATTCTCCGCCTGCAGGAACTTATGTGTGGCGTATTGCCTAATCTTACGGCTTCCGCCCTCACGTCCCATCTTCTTCATAATTGGTTGCAATTCAAATGGTAGTTTGTTGATCTCTTCAATAATGTCATCTATTGGGCTACTCTTACCATTCTTCTTATCTTCCATATCATCTGGATACACAAAATAATCAATCTTGAATCCGGTCTTCTTGATATATTCCATGATCTCTTCTCCCCATGTTGACGCCAGCTTCTTGTTGCCATGCATCTCTCGGTATGTTACTGCCTGCCCATTTATTAATGTCGTAAAATAGATGGCTGTATTGTCTGTATAACCCCAGTCCATGGAAATGATCTTGAGAGCATTCTTAAAGTCTTCAGTCTTAATACCCAATTCCCCGAAGTTATTAATCACGTGCTTATCACGACTAAACTCTGTAAACACCTGGCCGGCAAACACGCTCCAGTCTCCGTGTCGCCAGGCTTCATACAGGGCTACATCTGTGGATTTAAGACCCTCAAGCATATTAACGTATGATGGGTCATTCTTGGTTAGGATCGGGTTATCGTCCACCGTTGCCGGCACAAATATACGATAGACTTCATGGCCTTTCTTTGCCATGGCATTTTCTTGCTTATCAAAGATCTCGTTCCATATGGTAACACGCTTCTGTCCTTCCTCTGTCTCCCAGTCATAGCGATGTTGCCACCACTTGATTCTGTCATCCTCATATAAGACATCGCCGTTGTCCAGTTCCGTCCTAGTGTATTTACCGTCTCTAAGATCGATAGGTTCGACAAACCTCTTCTTTACCCAGCCCATTCCAACACCACCTGGGTTCGCGGTCAATATCATCTGGGGAAATAGTTCAGGATAAATCGAACGACATGACGACATGATCTGCTTATATAACAGCTCTGATGGCACTTGAGTTAGCTCCTCAATAAAAATACGGCTGAACTGCTGGCCCTGATACTGAATATAAGAGCCTAGGTCATGGAGATGTCCACCTTGGATCACTGCTCCCTTGGTATTCTGTGCATTAGTACCAAACCTTAGTACCATGGGATTCCTACGCACTTGCACGTCAAAACATTGGTATGCTTCCTCACAACGTGCCTCATAATCCGCTAGATCTCTAGCATTACGACGCAAGACTAATCCTCGATAATGACTATTCTGTATTCGATCTGCACCGATCGCAATACTAGCTTCTGTTTTACCTGGTCCACGCGCACCGCCAAAAAGGCCCTCACGAAAACGTGGGGTAGAACACATGAGATGAATGAATAAAGCTTGAGGCCCAAGTAACGGTCGCCAAAAGCCTTTCTCCTCTAACTCCTTTTTGACTTTAATGTTGTATGGCCAGATATTCATTTGACATTCCTAAAACCGAACAAAAACGCCTATTTTCTGTGCAAAATGCGGGTTTTTGCTTGCATTTGTTCGGTTTTTTATGGCAATGCAAAACCACGAATGAACTTGTTAGCTTCCTCTGCGGTCTTCTCATCAGCTGGCACAGTGATCTGAACTTCCGGCATACGGCCATAGACTTGGTTGATCATCTTCTCAAGTATTATCATGCACTTGGTGGCGTCGTCAATATTTGTGGCTGTACGCATCAGTCGGATGATATTAGCAAATGATTTCTCAAACGCCGTTAAGCCGTTATGTAGAACATCATCGATCTCTTCGTCTGACATCTTCATCATATGCTCTAGTTTGTGTCTAGCGGTGTCCTCTTTCTTCCAAGGACCACCGCCTTGTCTGTTCCCGCCCGGTTGACCGAACTGTGTCCACTTAGGTGGCTTACCTCGTCCTACTTCATATGGCTTATCAGATTTCTTTGTCATTTTATATCTGTTGCTCCTTTCGGTAGATATTTGATTGATAATCCAGGCATAACGCCGTTGGTGCTTGTGATCGAGATATTCGTAACGTCTTTATACGTTCTCATCTCCATAAGCTTCTTTAATTCTGCGAGCAGTGTTGGGTTTGTAATTTCTTCCTCTGTTGGCGTTTTCATCTCGTAGTAGATGGTTACAGGCGTGCCTTTGGCTTTCTCGGCTTTTAGCCAGTTCTTGAACGAAGTGACGTCTGTAATTTTTAGGTTTAGAGCATCTGGAGCAGTGAACCAAAAACACAATTTATCCGCATAGGATGGCCACGTATCAAATGAATTATAAATAGAGACGCCAGTTTTATTGTCTATTGCCTGGTAAACCCTATTCTCGTCTATGGATTCAAAATGAGAACAGATTATATTAGATATCATCTGTTGTTGAGAAAATGGCCTAGAACTATCATAGTAGCGAAAACCTAACGCGCCACTAGGGGTAATTCGATATAAATTAAAGTTATTTTCTTCACCAGTGAGGATTAGCTTTCCAACTCTCTTAATTAGCTTAGCTACGCCGTTCTCAAGCTTAACCTCATCATAAATATCGTCTGTGAGCTTATAGATATTAAGACCACTTGGGATTGTAAATTCAGAAGACTCGTATGGAACAAACGGGGTAGCAGTATCGCCGTACTCTAACTGAATCTTAAAAGTCTCATTTATTTGTTTACCGATTTCGGATAGAGAACATACTAAGTGCCCAGATAATGCCGTGTACTGGGCTACATTAGTTACAGATGTACTACCAGCGTTAATTATTGCCAGCGGAAATTGGAATGATTGACCACCAGTATTCGTCCAACAGCTCAATATAAGCTTATATGGCAATGGACGGTCAATAGACATAGTAACTTTAGTGCCTTTTTCAATTCTAGGGCAAGCCTCATCGTTGGTAAAATTCATACCCCAGAAATTTTTGTTCTCACCAGTTACAGTAATTGAACCATCAGGGTTAACTGTTGCACTAATAGTAGTTTGACTTTGGCTAGGAGGAATGTTTGCAACTTTTAATAAATTCTTGCCTAAGACGCTAACCTTACCATCGCTCAATCCCTTAACCACTTGTGGAAACTGTGGTCGAGGCGAGGTTACTGACGTTAAGTATGGGGTATATTCCGGCAAATTATTCTCATCAAAAGTGCCATAGTAAAGAGCGAAGTTACCATATAGAGGAAGTGGGGTGGCATCATCTTTTTTGCCGCACATAATCACCATGTTATATCTGTCATATTTTGTGAAATCGGTGGTAAAATTATGTATTCTAGACGTTTTATTTCCAATCACGTCAGAGCCACTATCATCTTTTTTATGTGCTGCAATCTCGACATAGAACTTAACATTTGGGGTATTGTATTGAATAATCGTGTATGGTCTTTTATCACCTAAGATCCCTGTAATATCTCGACTAACCAGTTGCACCCAGTCGCTATCTGGCGTACCAGAGAGCTTCAAGACACCATCTTGGTTGATTAAAGATAAACCGTTTTTATTCACAGGGAGACCAGAGAGTTCATTGAACATATTTTTATAACCAGCTGAAATATCGTCACCGATATAAGGTTCATCTGTTGGGGTATCACCAAATGAAAGCTTAGGGGTAAAAGCGCCAAGGTCGATATTTGTACCAACTATATCGCTAACAACAATTCTAAAAGTTTTAAAAGGTTGGGCAGTATTAAACATTACCTTGGTTTGTCCTGCGCTCAAATTAATGTTAAGTCCCCAACTACTACCAATAACGTAATTAATGGTTATGGTTAGAGTATGATTAAGTGGTCTATCAACGGAAAAAGTATATTTTCCCGCAGGGAACAAGACCTCGTCGTAAAATTTAGATACCACAGCCCAACTAGCCGTCATTGTGCCTTTGGCCTCAGTAATACGGCCATATTTATTTGTTTTAACGGAAATACCATTAGATGTCCAATTAAGGTTGAATTTTAGAAGGTTTTTGCCTGTGTATTTATTTTGCTCTAGGTTACCATAAATATTCAACCCAAATATCTTACTCTCATCTGTCTCAAGCCTAATATTAGGCTCAAAGCTAACCGGACCATTCGTAATCTTAGTTAAAACACTCAAATAGTATTCTTCCCTTGTTATTGGGTAGTCTGGGATTGGAGTATCCCCCTTGATAATATGCTCGTAATAAGCTTGTAGCCTCGTTCTAGCCTTGTCTGGCAACACATTAGGTACCCCTGCCAATGTAGCAGCATAAGCTTCTTCACGTGTGTATGGTTGCGTTGGAGTACGGTCCAGTGTTTGCCCACACCACATAGCTAAGTAAGCTTGATATCTAGTCATCGGCTTAACCCTTGGCGGTATATCGTCTATGATACCAGCCTTGTATGCTAAGTATGCTTCCTCATTAGTGAGAGGAGTTCTAGGATCTAGGTTCATCATAACCTAATTATATCACTAGAGACTCCTCATTATAAGGATCAATAAAAAATGCCACTTTTTTTGTGGCATTCTTCTATTAGCGACTAATTATCTCTTTTATGATCCTACCTTCAGTAGTGATAAAGGTATACAATAGTCCTTCCTTCTTGATTAGTTTTCTACCTCTCTTCCCGATTCGTCCACCGATCGCTCCTGCCTCTTTGGCCCTCTTGGAATTTCCGTAGAATCCACCAGTATTACCGGCACGCCCCCCCTGACGACCAATTCTTTTGTAGAAATCCTTACCGTGTCTTTCTTTGTTTGTTGCAGCAGCCTTGAGGCCACCAAGCCTGTTCCCTGGCATCCTACTCTCCTCTCTCTTTCTTTTTTTGATGGACTTTCTTTAAAATAATCCTGATATAGTTACTTAGATCTGTGCCTAAGTCTTCTGCCCTGTTCAGATAATCCTGATATTCTTCTTGATTAACCCTAAAGGCTATCACTTTAATTTTGTTTCTGGACATTTATTTCCTTTCTCTTATTAATTTTTTAAAAACTAAATTGTGCTTTAGCCACAGAACCAAGTGTGGTTTCCCTCTGTGGTTTAATTGGGAACATCGGACTGTACTTAGTATCTGGCTCTGGGATGTAATCACTTAATTTAACTGCTAATGCAATGTCGCTTACGCCTTTGCTTCTAAGATAACGTTCTGTCTTTCTTGCCTCCGTTAATGACGGATATTTAAGGGTGAAGTGCCTCTTGTCCTCTGTGTTGTAGTCCACTATATAAGTGATTGGTTTACTCATCTTCTGACTCCTCGATCAATTTATCGTAATAGCTGAAGAAATCTGCTGGATCGAAATCGCAATCTGCCATAATCTCAAACATTCCGTCTCCTAGTTGGAAGTAATCACAGAAGTTGGATAACGCCTCGAATCTTCCATCCTTATAGGTCTCTCGTTCTGCTAATATCATATCATCGTGGCTTAGGTATTCGTTCCAGTCGATCAAGAAGTCTGTTAGAAAATCTAATATCTTTTTTCTTTTTAGTTCGTTTTGTGTCTGTCTAATTTGTTCATTAATTGTCATGATGATCTCCTATAATCCCCTCTTGCGAACTAATACACCGACATGGAAGATATTAGGGACTATCTTGTTTAAGTTATGTTTAGTCGCTATTTCTAGGTGGCGTGGAAGCATATCTCCCTCGATGTATACGGTGTCTCCCTCTACGATAGCTTTACGGTAGTCGATGCCTTCGTATGTGTAGATTGGGATTAGGGCGGTAATTGTTTCCGTACCA